CCTGCGCTGCCTTCGTCTTGGCCTGGGGCTGGGCATCTGCGTACTTCGATCAGCAGCGCGAACAGATTGAAGCGCAAGACGCACTCACATCACGCGACTGGGCAGCGCGTCAAGTATGCGGCCCAAATGCTGCGTTTGAATGGCGCGGTGATGAGCTCAACTGCTTTACGCATCGTGGCCACCGGGCATCGCGTCAAGTTGTGGCGGTGAACCAATGAACGCCATATCAATCATTCAGCCAAAGCGCCCAGTGAATGCCGGGTGGTCTATCGCCACTTGGTGGACTTGCCCGCCAGCGCTGGCAAACATGGGATACCCAATTCAAGCATGGGAGCATAAGCAGTCTGGCTTGTTTTGTTTGTCGGCCCTGGAAGTTGCCAGCGAGCCAGGAAAGCCAGATTTAGGCCCGGAATATCACCTGAGCATCAGCCTAATGGGCGAGCGATGCAGCGGGGCTGATGCGTTGTTTGCCTTAGCGGCATTTGACCTGCTCGACGCCAAAGAAGACAACCATGTTCCAAACGGGAAGGTGCGCAATTTTTGGCGTCCTGTTGCTGATTCCCTGAGCGGCTATGAGTGCCCATGTGTCGAATCTGAACCAGCGATCCGGGAAGACAAAGGCGATTTTGTTTGGCGTGGGGTGCCCGCATGACCTGCCACGGCGAATCCTGCCACCAAGGAAGAAGGCCTTGCACCGAGCGCTGCAATCCTGGATACGACTCAGACGCTGAAATAGTCGCACGCCTTCCATTGCTGGTGCTGTGCACTGTTCTCGGATGCATTTCTTTCGCCGTCAGCGCCTATGTGCTGCTTGGCGACTCTGGACTTACCTACGCGCTGGCCAAGCTGGCGCGGACCCTGTTTTCTTTGACCTAACACCCCAGGAGATTTATATGAATGCCGTTACCAAGCATGAAGCCGCTGCATTGCCAGCGCTTCAAATGAATGAAGCAGAACTGATGAAGGTTTTGCAGTCAAGCCTGTACCCAGGCGCAAACCCTGACAGCATCAAGATGGTGCTTGGCTATTGCCGCGCTACTGGCCTTGACCCGATGCAGAAGCCGGTGCATATCGTTCCAATGTGGGACTCAAAGAACGGCTGCAATCGTGATGTTGTCATGCCGGGTATTGGCCTGTATCGCACCCAAGCCGCCCGCGCCGGATGTGCTGGTGTGTCTGAACCTGAGTTTGGGCCAGACGTTACCGAGTCCATTGGGGGCCAGCAGATCACCTATCCCGCATGGTGCCGTGTCACTGTCAAGCGCAAGATCGGGCCCGGTGAGATTGTGGACTTCACAGCCAAGGAGTTTTGGAAGGAAAACTACGCCGTCAAGGGTGGCAAAGAGCGGAGCATTGCCCCCAATGCAATGTGGACAAAGCGCCCCTATGGGCAGATCGCTAAATGTGCTGAAGCCCAAGCTCTGCGCAAAGCCTTTCCAGAAATCGGCAGCGAGCCAACGGCTGATGAAATGGCGGGCAAATCTCTCAATGACTTCGACGGCACCACCATTGATGCCAGCACGGGTGAAGTTGTTCAGAAGCAGGCCGCGCCCCTCCCACCCTACCCCGCTGAAAGCTTCGAGAAGAACCTATCCGCATGGCACAAGGTCATTGCCGAAGGCCGCAAGACAGCAGACCAATTGATTGCCTTCATCGAGTCCAAGAACACGATGACAGAAGCGCAAAAGACCGCCATCCGCACGCAACCTGTAGCGGAACAAACACCAGCGCCAGAAATGAGCGCGCCAGCCATCAAGGCCCGTATGGATTCCGCCCAAGACCTGGATCAGTTGGACGAAGCCGCGAGCCTTATCCCAAGCCTGCCCGGCCTTGCCGATCAGAAGGCGCTGAATCAGCACTACATGGCCCGCCAAGAAGCATTGACACAGGAGTAATCAAGCATGAACACCGTACAAATCATCCAAGGATCGCCAGAATGGCACGCACACCGCGCCACTCATTTCAACGCAAGCGATGCGCCTGCAATGCTTGGCTTCAGCCCTTACAAAACTCGTAGCCAGTTGATTCATGAAATGGCCACTGGCGCAGTGCAAGAGCACGACGCAGCTACACAGCGCCGCTTTGACGATGGGCACCGCTTTGAAGCTTTGGCCCGACCTCTGGCTGAAAAGATCATTGGGAAAGACTTGTACCCAGTTGTCGGCACGTTGGGCAAATACAGCGCCAGCTTCGACGGACTGGACATGATGGAAGAGGATGCATTCGAGCACAAAAGCCTGAATGACAGCCTGCGCGCCAGCATCCGTCAGCAAGGCGGCAATGCCAATGATTTCCTTGCGCCAGCCTATCGCGTCCAGATGGAACAGCAGTTGATGGTGTCCGGTGCAAACCGTGTGTTGTTCATGGCAAGCAAATGGGATGGTGAAACGCTTGTTGAAGAGCGACACTGCTGGTACACGCCTGATCTTGAGCTCCGCGCGAAGATAGTCGCAGGCTGGGAACAATTCGAGAAGGATGTCGCCGCCTACGTCCCAGCCGAAGCCGCCGCCCCCGTGGTGGCCGCGCCCCAGTTGGGCCTGCCAGCAGTAAGCATCCAGGTGAATGGCTCCATCGCCCTGGTGGACAACCTGGACAAGTTCGGCCTGGCGCTGAAAGCCTACGTTGAAGGCATCAACAAAAAGCCCGAGACAGATCAGGACTTCGCGGATCTCGAATCGTCAGTGAAGACACTCAAGTCAGCAGAAGAAGCCCTGGACGCCGCCGAATCCGGCGCACTCGCACAGACAGACAGCATCGACGCCATGCGCAAGACCGTTGCGCTGTACCGTGACCTGGCCCGCACCAATCGCCTGCTGATTGAAAAGCTGGTGAAGGCTGAAAAGGAAAACCGCCGTACGGCCATCGTCAGCGAAGCCGTTGCCGAACTGATCACCCATGTGCACAAGTGCAATGACCGCATTGGCCGCGCCTACATGCCAAGCATCACGGGCGACTTTGCTGGCGTCGTCAAAGGCTTGAAGAGCCTGGACAGCATGAAGGACAAGGTGGCTACCGAGTTGGCCCGCTGCAAGATCGCGGCCAATGAGTACGCCGACCTGATCCAGTTGAACCTGGGCACCGATGGCCTGGAAGAGTATTCGACGCTGTTTGCAGACATTGCAACGCTGTGCCTCAAGCAGCCGGAAGACTTCAAGAACACGGTCACTGCACGCATCAGCCAGCACCAAGCCAAGGAAGCCGCCCGACTGGAATCCGAGCGCGAGAAGATTCGCGCAGAGGAACAGGCCAAGGCCCAGCGCGAAGCCGCTCGTCAGCAGGAACAAGAACGCCAGTTTGCAGAACAGGAAACCGCTGAAATTGCCCGACTTGAGAAGGCTAACAAGACATTGATTGTTGAAGCTGCGCCAGCAGTGGCACCCGTGGCCAACGTCATCCCAATGACCCGGCAAGCCAGCACGCCGCCCACATTGAAACTTGGCGACATTGCCGAGCGACTGGGTTTCACCCTGACCGCCGACTTTCTCACAAACCTTGGATTCGACGCCACCCGCGTCAAAGGTGCGTGCCTGTATCAGGAGCGCGATTTTCCGCTGATGTTGATGCGCCTGGTTTCGCACATCCAGCACGTTCAGGCACAGCAAGCCGCTTAACCCACCAACTGAAAGAACATCATGCCTAACTGGGTAACTAACAAAATCAAAACATCTAGCGCCGTCATTGCTGCAATCGTCAATGACAAGGGTGTTATCGGCGCTTATGGCGAATACATAGAGATTGAAGATTCTGACGAGAAGGTCTATCTCTGGAAGTTACTCAAGCCGCACAGCAAATGCAGATCAGCAATCAAAGCACACGGCGAATCACTCAAAGAAAAGGCAGCGTAAATCATGGCAAGTTTGAACAAAGTACAAATCATTGGCAACTTGGGCAAAGACCCGGAAGTTCGCTATTTGCCAAGCGGTGACGCCGTGGCAAACATCACAGTAGCCACAACAGAGAAATGGAAAGACAAGCAATCAGGAGAACTCACAGAGAAAACTGAATGGCACCGAATCAACTTCTTCGGAAAGCTTGCAGAGATCGCCGGGCAGTACCTAAAAAAAGGTTCATCCGTGTACGTCGAAGGCTCAATTCATACGCGCAAATGGACTGACAAAGACGGTCAAGAAAAGTACAGCACTGAGATTAAAGGCCAGTCTATGCAGATGCTGGGCGGCAAGCCTGAAGGTCAATCAAGCGCACCAGCAAGGCAACCAGCGCCACAGAACAAACCAGCAGGTGATAAGACATCGACGGGGTTTGATGACATGGATGACGATATTCCGTTCTAGACCACATAAAGCAAACGGGCTCGAAAGCGGATGCAGCGAGTAGGCCCACCCTACAAGGACTGAAATGAAAACAGCAATTATGAAAACAGCAATTGAGTTGGCAGACGAATTCCCCGAGCAGAACCTTGCAAACATTGAGCCTGATGCTGCAAACCTCCTGAATTGGTGGGGTCTTGAAGCTGTGGCAATGCTTCTCCAGCAAGCGGAGCAGATTGACGCGCTTAAGGCCGATGCGGAGCGTATTCGGGAATGTGCATCACGGCTAGTTGAATATGCGGATTTCAGGCTTGGCGGGATATTGAGCGCAGATAGCAAGGCTAAAGACATTCCAAGCAGAGCAACTTCGCAAGTGAAGGCCCGCCACTTGGCAGCGCTTCGGGATGCAATCGACGCAATGAAAGGTAAATCATGAGTCTTCAACCACGGGCCTCACTCGACTCAATTGCTAGGGCCAATGGAAGACTTGGTACGGATGAATTAAGAAAACTAGGTAAGTACAACCGCCCATCACCTACTTGGCACCTGAACGCCAAAGAATACAGGGTCTTGGTGTCACTACTAAAGAAAGCCGAAATGTTATGAGCACCAGAGAAGAGTATGAAGCGTGGGCGATAAGTGTTGGTGTCGTGCTGTCAACTCAGGAGGACGGAACTTACACCTACGCCTCGATGCGTTTTGCATTGGATGCATACCAAGCCGCCACCTCACGCCAGGATGCCAAGATTAAGGCGCTACGTGCTTCGCTCAACTGGGCGCTATCCAATATCTCAGAAGAGCCTTATGAGTGGTCTAGCGAGGAAGATGCAGACGCACATAACGCAGCCATCGCAGCAGCAAAGGAAACACCATGACAACATTGCTATTCAAAGCACAAAAACTGATTCAGAAAATCAGGTC